CGTTGCCCACAGGGTGCATGATGGGCGGCATCGTAGCCAGACTGTTGCGGTCGATGCGACTATCGCGCTCAGTCTTCACCTGCCATTGAATGCCCTTCAGCATTTCCGGCACCGACTGAATATCGTAGAGACGCTTGTTGTCTTCGGACAGCTTGGTAACGACAAACGGATAGTCTTCGTACCCATTCATCAGTTCAAACTTTGCATAGTCAGGAACTTCCTGCTTGCCATACACTTCACGATGGAACACCGTGCAGTAGATCCCCTCCGAGTTGTCCTCTTCGTCAATCAGTCGCTGATAGCCATAGATGACCTCATACAACTCCGACGCATCGTACGTCACGGTGGTGTAAGTGAACTGGTTGCGCCGTTCAAGTCGGAGGGGGTCTCCCGCTTCTTTGCAGTTTTCGATAACGTACTCCACCCAGTCCTTATCCCAGCCGTTGCTGCTAATCTTGTTACGCAGTTCCTGCGCAGTCATTAGCACACGCCAGAAGCAATAAGGAGCGCGTTGAGGATCGGTGGCATAGGCCGGGAAAAGAACGTCGCCATCCGGCGCAACTGCTTGCACCCAAGGACGATCAACGCTACGCCTAACCACCGGAAATTCAGCCGTACCAGTTTTGCGTAAGTCATTAAGGATACGCTTAGCTTTCTTTTCGGGGATTCCATTAAACTGAGCTTGGAGAAGCGCAACCATCTGCGCGTCATTCTGCTTTTCCAGAATCATCTTTACCACGTCGGGGCTGATAGCCATCAACTGGTCAAGCGATAGGGTTTGCTTAAACGTGCGGTCTTCCCGCTGCCAGCCAACGTAAGTCACCATCAGTCCGCGCTCCAGCAGGTAGTTGGCACCAAGCTCCATCTGCCGCTTAAACTGCGGGATGTAGGAAGCCACCATCCACTTGAGGAACGCACTCACCGTGCGAGCGCGACCAATATCGCCAGCCTCTACAGGATAGGCACGAATGTTGGCTCGCGTAAGAGCGGCCATGAAAATAGCAACGTAGCGATTGACGCGCTCATTGATGACGTGCGCCTCGTTGTCAGCAGCACCATCCCACGGAAACGCATCAGGCCCATGCTTACGAAGATCGTCCGACTTCCCCGGCCAGATGTTGCGGCGATAGTCATAGCTGTCGCGGCATTGGTCAAAGTAAAACTCCAAATCGTTCGCCGTTCGGTCGAACGCATCGACAAGTGCTTTGACGTTCGGGGTATTCTGAACGTAGGTCAGGGCTTCGGCGTTATCTTCGTTAATCATTTCAGAATGGATCTAAGGTGAGTTACAATCCGCTTAGCCGCATTACGGTCTAGTCCGGTTTTGTCGGAGAGGGCAGTTGGTTCGATTGGTTGATACTGGGCGTGTAGGGTTCGATGCAATATCTCAAACCCAAGCAGACGATCCACTTGTTCATTCAGCCACTCGCGATTAGATGTTGGGTCATCCTCGGAGTTCTGCATGACGGTAAGTAGTTGATCCGCTTGCGTCTGTGATTGCATCAATGACGATGCGCTTGCCGATAAGTTTACCACGGTATTTCCGCCCGATCTTCACCGGGATCTTCCCGTCCTTATGCTCTAGCTTCACCATCACCCAGTCGGGGTTACGCGCCGGATGCAACACCACACCGTTCAGCTTGTTAGGCACAGCCAGCGGCACTTCTAGCGCAAGCTCTACCTCGGCCACACCCTCGGGGGTAAAGTAGGTGTTCTTGCCATAGCCTGTGTAATGCTGGCCCTTGGTCAGCTTCGTGTTCTTAATAGCCAACAAATCGTTGACGGTCTTGCCCAGCTTGTCGGCCAAAGCAATGATGGGGGTATTGATAGGTTCCATTAGTATCCTCCTGTAGTTCTTCGAGACTTGTTAAATGCTTTGTCGTCAACGTAGCGGATGCCATCAATCGCGGCATACCGCAGCACGTCGATAGGATCCTTGTGTGCCTCATCTGGGCCACCATCCGCCGTGTACTCCTGTAGCGCGGCAATAATGTTTTGGCACCGATCAGAAATGTAGAAGTGTGGGCGGTTGACGCTATCCATGGGCACCCTGCGATTGTAGGCCATCTTGGTCTGCAACGCCTGTAGCCCGTCCTCAATGTCCAAACCGGGAGCCGGGACAAAGGTAAGCCCAGCATCAGCCAGATCCTCTATGATGGACGAAGCCCCATTCTGCGTCTGGTACTTGGCCGCACCAAGCCGAGGGTCAATCAGCCGCTCAAAGATGGTTTCCCCTTCTTCCATATTGCCGATAAGCTCCACATAGTCCCTGATGCCATAACCCAACCCCTTGGACCCTTCTCCACCAATCCACTTGCCGCCATGCCATTTAGCCCAATCTCCCACGTTTACATCGGGCCATTCTCTATAGACCCAAAACGTACCGGCCTCATCAACGCCGATCCAAGCCATGAACCAGTTCTTTCGTCCTGCCGGATCGAGGATCATGTAGCGCGTGAGTCCCTTGGTGGGAATGGACTCATGCTTAACGACGTTCACCTCTACCGAGAAGTTGGGGAACTGGGTACTCTTGCTCTTCGTCGGAACGCCGTAGGCACGGCATAGAATCTCGTCCTCAGGACGGTTCTTCAAATCCTCGGCAATACGCTCATATCCGCCGAAAGGATTGTCGCGGGAGTGGAAGTAGATGATGCCCGCATTCCGGTTCTTGCTCTCTTGCAGGAACGGAACCTTCCGATGGTTGAGTAGCTCGGCTTCCTTATAGGAAAGCGTCCGCGCACCCTCTAGATAGTCGCGAACCACTTCCGTATACCCATCAATAGGGGTAAACGTCACAATCATCTTGGCATTGCGTGTAGCCAGACGGAAGCGCAACGTGTTCAACAACTCAGGGCCAATCAGGTACTCGTCGCACCACGCACCAACATTGATCCACTTCCAGATACGGCTACCCAACTCCGCACCCTCAAGGATGGTGTCGTTATTTAAGAACTGGGAGTAGGTCTTGAATATGATGTGGCTCTTGCTCCCCGGCAGGATGAGGCTCGACTTGCTAAAGCCATTCTTTCGCGTGTAGGAGACATTCTCCTCAGTACCAAGAGTTTTGCGCTTAAGCTCCTCGGGAAGCGCATCGTAGATCGCGGACTGCTGCTGTCTGATGGAAACGTCAGCATTTTGGGCGAAGCACATTATAACGGACCCCTCGTTCTCAATCGCTGCCTTCACCACCGCATGAGCAGCCCAACTCGTTTTAGACGAACGATTTCCGCCGCTAACAAGAATCTCATTCTTCTTAGCCAGTAGATCCTCCGCCTCCATCCAATTGGCTAGCTTAAAGCCATACCGATAGGGATCACGCTCAGCGTTCTCAATGGCCTCATGGTAGACACCCCACAGGTGAACCAACTGCTTGGGGTCCATCCGCGCCATCTCCTCAATCGTAGGAGGCGTCAGTATTGGGTGCTGCTTCCAGACTAACGACATACGGCTCTATGTTTTCCGCTAACCATAAGCAAGCCACGGAAAAGACCAATGCTCAAAGTCCAGTTCCAGTAGAGACTAACATGGCGCTTTCCGGTAGAAACATTTGTCCATGAAGATTTTACATACATCTTCCCAAACATAATTCCAACTGAACTAGTAGGGTTTTTCTGGTATGTAATCTTCATAAAGCGCAGGAAGGTAAACCACCTTAACCCTGATTTCGGGACTCCACCACGCTATTGTCCCCTCCTTCGTCATCGTCGCCGTCCACTTCAACGACGGACTCCACTCGCTGAACAGGGGTCGTGAGTATTGCAATGGTGTCATTCCGTAAAGCTGCCCTAGCCTCCTCAATAGCCTTCATGGCGTCAGCAAGCGACGGCTTCCCCGTCCTATGCTCCACCACCACCTTCTGCTCCCCAAGAGCCTGCAAGCCCTTGTCCACACTAATGCCATAGCTTAGCGTTAAGTCTTTAAGCGGCGTCTTCATCAACGCCTCATCATCCTCCATCAACATCTCCGTCTTCTTCGCCACCAACGCCCGCATCCTCTCCGCCATCTCAAAGCCATCTAACGCAAGCTCCTTGCGCCTCACCTCCAAAGCACGCTCATGCCGC